TGGGTTAGTAACATCTAACCCGAAACTCATCCACTTACTCTGTAATTCTACCTGTTGAGACTTTAGAGCATCCATCTGCTTAAGGATACTCTCTCTCTCTTCTTTTAAGGCTGTCGGTGATGGAGAACCCGATACATCTACGAAACCACCACCAGTGCCTAACTCAGGATTCGGGGGAACTAATGTTCTTCGCTGTCCTAGAGTTTCAGGCTCTACCTTCGGGGTTAAGGCATAAGCCTTCTGTTCTAATGCTAGGAGTTGCTTTCCTAGGTCTGTGTAGCTCTGTCTATCCGCAGCAAAGCTATCAGCTAACTCAGGGATGTTCTGTAAGTGAACTGGGTACTGGTTTCTATTATTTTTAATATGGGCTACATAGGCTAGAGTACCGGGGTCACGGTTAACGAAGGAGTATAAGACAGACCCTGTAGATGCGCCTATAGCGGACTTACCCATAATAGAGTTCGGGTCAATAGGGCTATCGTTGGAATTAAGCAGTGCTTCTAGGTTTTTAGCTTGCTCTAGCTGTGTTATCTGCCGCTCCGTAATTTTAGAGGGGGTAACTTCAAGTCTATCAACGTAGGAAGGAATACCTAAACCTATCCCCTTCTGTTCAATTAGAGTAGCTACTTCTGCCTGAGTAAACGGTTGTCCAGTATTGGGGTTAACTACTTGTTGTTGTTGAGCTAACCACATCCCTTGGGCGTACTCAGATAGTTCCTTGTACTTACCGGCTGTACTAAAGCTAGACGCACGTGACCCGTACATCTTCTCTAGTCTGGTGGCTAAGTCAGCATAGATGGGGTTAACCACCTTCATCATGTAGGTAGCGTCCATAGGTTTCCCCGTACGCTCTTCTACAGACTTTTTCCAGGCAGCTACTCCTTCTTCTAGTTTGGCTACAGCGGCATTAGGGTCAACTCCATTCTCAATATCTGCAAATGCAGCGGCACCGTAGTTAATACGGATGTACGCTATGTCAGTGTCAACTTGCTGGGCTTCATACTCTTTTTGTTGCTGAACAGCCTGAGTTGTTTGGTTCTGTTGAATGTCCCCAAAGTGACTCCTGTAGTATGTTCTAACCTGTACCTGGTCTTCTGGGGTTAGACCTTTAAACACATCTGACTGGAACAAGGCTTCTAGTTGAGTTTGTGCTTTATTCACGCCCTCAGTGTACCCGTAGTCTCTAATAAAGCCTTGTGTTTGGGTCACCATCTGGTCAATGGTTCCAATTAGTGCTGCCTTAGTAGCCTCAGACTGTTGTTTAGCTGCCTCTATCTCAGCTTTTTGTTGTGCTGCTGCCTGTCTAGCTTCTGCATCTTGTTGACTTGCTGCATACGCTCGTTCGGCTTGTGTAGCTTTAAGGTCTAGTTCCTTACCTACAAGGTCAGCTTCCTGAAAACTACTATAAGCCTCTAGTAATGTTTTACTAATATCGGCTAATGCAGACCCTATACCACCAGACGCACCATTCTTCTCAGCCTCCAATTGGGCTTTTTTCATTCTGTAGTTATAGTCTGCTGAACGAGCCTCGTCGTTGGCTTGTATAGTCTGCATTACATTGGCGTACCCAGTCATTACATTAGACTGAATACTCTCTAGGTGCTTACCGACGTTTTGACTTAGAGAAGCTGGGTCTGGGAGAGACACCGTATGCAACTGCTTCTCCGGGTCTAGTAAGCTACCTATATTTCTACTACTCGCCATGCTGTTTTATCTCCTACTGTGCTGTTTACCAACTACCTGATGTGCCTGAGTTCCAAGTACCGGAAGATGTACCGGAGACACCAGAACTTCCTAAATTACTCATTCTGTTTAAGTAGTTGTTTTGGGACTGGTAGCCTTGGTTTCTACTAAAGAGACTTGCCAGACTGCCGAATAGACTATTAAAACCACCACCCCAGTTAGTACCACCACCTGTACCACTAGATAGCATTCCAGTTTGAATGCCTGACAGAGCCTGGGATAGGGCAGCCCTCTGTTGAGCTAAGTACGATGCTTGTTGTAAGTCAGTAGCGGACATTGTACTTAGTCTATTCTGCTCTGCTGCGTACTTACCCAACTCATAGTTCTTTTGAGTTAACTGACTTCCGTAGTTCACATCTGACTGTGCTTGTAGGTACTCAGCATAGGCTTGTTGGTTAGCGGAGTTAAGGGCATCATAGTCTTGCTGTCTCATAATGTTAGAGTAGCCAGCGTCTGCATTATACGCACCAGTGGCTACGTCCATATTGTACTGGTCACTTGTGTTCTGGAGGTCATACATAGACCGACCTGTTCTGTTAGCTAGGTCATACTGACTTGCTGCATTTTCATTAGCTAAGTTATACATAGAAGCATCTAAGTTACTACCTAAGTTGTACATAGAAGCATCTAAGTTTCTGCTTAAGTTGTACGCAGAAGTGTCCCGTGTATTTTCTAAGTTATAGTTAGATGTGTCGTACGCATTCTCTAAGTTGTACATGGACAGACCATAGTCACGACTTATCTGGTTTCTGGTGTTTACAAAGTCAACGTTCTGTAGTTTGGAGATGGAGTTATTAATGCCCCCTTGAACAAATGGAACAGTTAGATATGAGAAACTCTCGGCTAAAGATGTGAGCTTCTGTTCAGCGGACAGTTGTGACAGAGCAACAGCCCGGCTAACCTCATCTAGCTTACTATCAGAGAGTATAGCTTGTCTCTTTGTAATTAGACCAGCTTTAGATGCCCTAACAGAAGCTAATGCGGAACCGGTAGAGGCATCTATTAGACCACGAGACACAGCATTCTGAATAGACGCTTGTTGGTTAGCTTCCTGTATTTCGTTAATTTTCTGGTCATTTAAGGCACTAATACTATCCGAGCTAGAACTACCTCCCATTATCATCCGTTTAGAAGCCTCAGATAAGGCTTGCTCACTAGATTCACTCAGGGAGTTTAAGTCACTACTCAGAGACATGAGAGTTTGTGCAACTTGAGCAGACCCTGACTGTTGTGCATCTAGACCACTCTGAGTTAATTGTGTCTCTGCTTGGTCTAGTTCCCCAGACTGTCTCTCAAGTTCTACAAGTTTCTGTGTCCTGCCTAACTGAGAGTTTCCAGCAGCCGCAGTCATACCTAATGCTCTGCTCTGTTCCCCCATGTCAAACTGTTGTTTACCGACAGCTTGGTTAAACTGGGACTCCTGTAGGGTCTGGTTGTATGCCGCTTCACCTTGTTGTCTGGTGAACTCTCTTTCTTTCTCAGCATTATCTAAACCTAACGCTCTCCCCTGTACGGAGGTACTTAAATTTAAGGCTCTCTGTTGTTGGGTAGTATTGTAGTCTAGTTCTTTTTGCTGCTGGTTGGCATTATACTGTAAGTCTCTTTGTTGTTGGTTAGCGTTGTATTCTAGTTCTCTTTGTTGGTTCCCATAGTTAAGTCCTTGTGTTCTAGCCTGTTCCTCAGCAAGTAACTGAATAGACCTAGCGTCCATCCCTGTCTGCGTCCCGTACATTTGGGATGTGTAAGCTTGCTGCTTCTGGTAGTCCTCGTACTGGTTTTTTACGTTATACAGGTATTCTTGGTTCTGTAGGGCTGCCTGGGTATTATTATAGTTATAATTGGCTAAAAGCCCCTGTTGTTCTATCTGTACCTCTTGCTGCTGCCTCATTAGGTCTAACTGAGACAGTTCGGAGTCGAAATTAGCATTAGCGAAGTTCTTGGCTGTCTCCATCATCTGGAGAGTTAAAGCCTCCTTCTGCTTCTGTCTCTCCTCTAGGTAGGCTACTTGGTCAAGACTTACTTGCTGCATAGCGTTAGTATTATAGGAAGTACCCCCACTAAAGCTAGATGCAGTGGAGGCAGCAGAGCCTAAAGCCCCAAATACTACTGGTAAAGCACCCATGACATTTTATCTCCTAGTTCTCTGTATAGTCGGACATTAGGCTGCGTGTTACTTAAAACAAACACAAAGACAGCATAAATTAACTCTAGCATTAGTTTTCTTCCTCCTTCTTATCCTTATTTAGGATATACTGTATTTTTCTGTGTAGATTCTCAAGCTCTCTCTCACATGGTTCAGATATATCCCCGTAAATAGGGATGTCCTTTATCTCTGCTTCACAGTCATCTGATAGGGCTAATCCTTTCTTCCCTTGTCCTACATTTAGTAGGGTGTCTGATACGGGTAGCCCCAGTGCTGTACCTACAATGAAAAGTATAACAGCTATCCACGAACTAACTCTCTGTAGTTTTTCTCCCATCTTAGTACAAGTCCTGCCAGCTTCTGTGTTTACTGCCTACCCTCCTAGATATTAACTGATACCCTATAAGCTCAAATTCGTGGTATCCGTAAGAAAACACACAAATTTGTGCTGAATGGTTAACACCAAGAAAAGGTAAGACTATCCTACTCGTTGTGTCTCTCCGTATTTTAGGTAAGGTTAGCGAACCATAGGTATCTACGTTAGTCGCATTGTCGTACACGAGGTACTGTGTAGATGCGTGTGAACCATCAAAAATTAGTGACAAGTTAGCGTCGTATGTGGTCTTGTACTTATCCACAATTGTAGAGGCGGCTTGGCTTGCAGCAGTGTTTAAGTCAGAATGAATGAACTGAGAGTTGTCAGGGTTCCTAAAATGTAGAATACAGTGGGAGTACCGTTTACTATGGTTATCCTGTCTAACCCCGGACATATACGCACGGGTTATTACTGCTGACCTTACCCATACAGGGAACCCAGAACCTAGTAAAACCTTTGAAGCAGCATTAATACCAGATATACCAGAGTTCCAGTCCATCCACACGTTGTCCACGTTAGCGTACACAGGGTAAAGAGAGGTTCTAGGGTCTATTGGTCTTGCTTCCTGAGTACCACCGTTTAAAGTGGAAACAGAGTCAACTACATCGTAAATGTCTATTGTTCTTAGGACATTGGTAGAGTTTACTGTTCTAAGGTCATAATTGTAGAACTGTTGGGAAGCATTATAGGGTAGAGCAGCAACAAAACTGGGTATTGGTGAAATAGACGAGTACGACGTTGCGCCGGTCTTACTTACCACAAAGTCTAACTTAGCGTACTTAGAGAACTCTACAAGTAAGTGTGTACTACCGGCTGTCCCTAGAAGTAAGTTAGTGCTGGTTATAAAGTCAACGAACACTCTACCCGATGGGAGACACAGACCCATGGTAGAGAACCAGAAACCATTAGACGTAGCATACTCAGACCATGCTCGTAGTCTCATATCAAAAGTAAGTAGCCTCGTAGCTACGTTTGAGCCTTGAGTGCATATACCGACGTAAAGCACTTGGTCTTTATCAACGGTTATCCAATGGTTGCTTGTAGCCTCTAGGCTCATATCATTGAATATCCGTTTAATCTTACTAGATAAAGGGATAGGTGTGTATCTTCCCGTTGTATCTGTAGATGGAACTAGAAGGTATAAACCAGACTTAGATAGAAACACTATACCCGCTTCTGTGGTTGCTACGGTGTTCTGATTAAAACTCCCGATGTCCAGTAACTTTGAAGTTACGTAGCTTGTTGGAGTTACATACCCTGAGTTCTCCGTTGACGTTACTATATGGACGCTTCTATTTGTGAACACTAGAAGAGTATTTTCCGCAGGTAGTAAAGCTGTTATGTACTCTCCACTATCGGTGCTTATCTGTACCTGTAGAGGGTTGAACGCTAAGTTGGGGTCACTGTACCACGTTTGGAAATTACGGTTTGAAGCAAGCAAGTTACCTCCTACATCCCACTCATACTCATAACTTGAGTTAGAGAAGGCAAGTAAGTTAGGGTATTTAGAGAACCCCGATAAAACTATTCTGTTTTGGAAGTAAGATACTAGCCTTCCGAAGTCTCTAGTGGCGGTATCATCAGAGAATGTTGAAAACTCATAAAGACCACCTACAGGTACTTTAGACTTGTTTCTAAACCTAACTTTCCCGTGGTCAGTATAACCAGTTCCCCCAGTACCTGCATCATCTACTGTGTTCTCATCTCCAATGTAAGAGTGAGACACAAAAGAAATGTAGTTTGAGAGGGAACCATACCCAGATGGTAAGCCCAACGGATATGACCCTGTAAAAGCCCAATAGTTATAGTCCGTGGTGTTTGCCTTAGCTGGTGTGAACCACAAAGCATCTACAGAAGCAGCGTAACTTTTTGTACCTGTAAGCCAGCTGGTAGGGTTGGGTCTACTGTGAAGATAGAAAGTATTAGACGACAGCGAAGACAAGTCTCTTGGAATAACATAGGTATCACCAACTGGGAACCATTTTTCCTCTATAGGGTCAGTAATAGTCTCTGTGTATATCTGAGTTTCGGATACTGTAAAGATGCACTCAGTAGCACCAACGCCAGTATCTGGAAATTGGCTAAAAGGGGCGAACCATTGTTGAGTGGCTTCGGTATCGTTAGTTCTTGATAAGGAGAAAGGACTGTACCTAAACGCCCCAGAAACCCCGGCGTTAAGTCGTCTATCCTCAGCAGCATTTCTACCCTGTTCTTCTGGAACCAGTATAGCGTAAGAATCAGGAGAGAGTAGGAGAGGTTGAGTTGCTTGACTTGCATCTATCATAATGCTCTCAGTCCACATTACCCAGCCGAACCGGAGAACGGTGTACGAGCCAGCAGGTAGATTACCATAAGCACCCGTTGACATGACAGACCTAAAACCACTAGAGAACGTAACTGTGTTCGTGGTTGTTGACTTAGTGTTCGCTCTATACACTACCCAGTTCTCTTCATCTGTAACATAGTTAGGTATAAATAGGATGGTTTCTACATCTACAGTATTAGACCTACCCGCATCCAGTAGTAAAAAAGTGGGTATTTCAGCAAAGGGTTTGTCTTCTATAGCTACACTTGATGTAGGTGAAGACACAGTTATAGTTTTAGTATAGACTACACACTCAACTACTGTATTGTTTCCCGTAGCTATAAGCACTCTAGGTATAGCGGAAGGCACTACAGTAAAACTAGGTTTTAAAGTAGCATCTGCTGTCCATACGTCTTCAAAAACTAGACGTGGATATGTTAGGTTATTTCTACCCATCTTCTCATGGAAACACACAAGCTCACAGAGTAAGTCTCTACCAGCCTTACCTACTATAATTGTGTGTCCATTAGATATATTTAGACTTACTAAACCATTACCTTTAGGGGCAGCGGCAGTATTACTATACAGAGACTCATCTCTAATTATAGTTCCGGGACGCTTAGTTAGAGTACCTGCTGGGCTTATCTGAATATTTAACATATCAGGGGAGTCTCCAGTAGGCATACCCATAGGGTTAGACTCTGTGTTTAGTCCCCCGATAACTGTAGTCACTAAGTCACCATTATCAGACTCACTAGCAGGGTTGACTAGACCATAATAGTCATTTGTGTTATTACCTGCGACCATAGTTAATACCTCTATTTCTAGTTCTGTTGTTCCGGTACATTGTGTACCCTGTGTCTCCTATTTGGTTGTTGTTTCTGCTTATATCTTTAAAGAGGTTAGTGTATCTCATCATTAGGCTCTGAAACATAGTGCTGTCCTGAATGTGAGACATGGATAGATTAGCTGCTGCTTTCAACTCTAAGAGGTCTGTAAAGAAGTCAGGAGTTGACCAGTTGGTACTATCAGCTGCCGGTAAAGACGGGAACACAAACACATCAAAGATAACTTTAGCTCTCTCACCAGCACTGGTAGGGTACGGGTTGACCTTAACTTTGTGGTAGTCATCTTTAGTCCAGACACTGGGACGGTTACTCGTGTCTGAGTAAGGGTACAGGTAGAAGCTATCAAACTCTTGTGGGGTCACGTAGTCTAGAGACACAGTGGGGTAGTCAAAGGCTGTTTCTGCTGTCCCGGTAGGAGATGTGTACCAGTAAACACCAAGTATCTGATACACACTAGACGACAGGGTAGCAGTACAGGTTGTCCATGTAGAACTTGTAGCCCGTTCCCGTAAGCATTCCCATTTGGCAGCCTGACAGACCTCAGATATAGCCTGGGTTATGCACTGCTTTGTTAGGCTACCTAAGATACCTGTGGCTGTACTGGTTAAAGACCTTTCCCCAACTAGGTTTAGGACATTGTTTACGGAGGTTAGTAAAGTTCTAGACATAGCTTACATTCCCGTACTGTGAACTTGAGAGACAATTACCAGCATAGAGGGATAGACCGACATCACCAAGTAACTTGTGTTTGTCGTTGGTGCGACTCCAGTAACAAAGTTAGTTATAACGGGAGTTGCGTCGAACACTTCTGGGTCATACCCTAGATTAGGGAAGTAAACCCCAGAGACTGAACCCCCATTCGCATATACAGTTCGGAGTACGGTTGTAGGTGCTGATGCGCCAAAACATCCACTTACACAACAAATAGACATAGCTGTTGTCTCTATTGGGATAATACTAAAACGAACATAATTCCCGTTATTGGCTAGAGGAGCGGTGATAGGTCTATTGTTTATTGTAGCCACCCAGTCTCGTGTAGAACCATCCCAAATTTTATACTGTAGATTAGCGGTGAACTGTGGTATATTGTAACCATTACCTGACTGGTCATAAAAAGACACAACAAAACCATCATTTGTCGTACAATGTGCATCTACAGCAGACTTGTCTATCCAGTTACCAGAGAAGGGAATCTCAGCCTCCGCATTATCATTAGCCCGTCTAATACGCATACAGAAACCAGTGTAAGCACTTCTAAGTTTTCTTAGGGAGTATGCTGCAAATGCCCCAGTTAAACCTTCGGTGTCCAGAAGGTACTGGGCTGCCGAGTTTTGAGTTATGCCAGACTCACCAATTTTTCTCAGGGTTTTCATTGAGGAGCTTCTCCTACTTCTACTGGATATACAAACGTGTCATCGGTAAAATCAAGCTGCTCTGTAAAAACCTTACCATCAGAGGCACTGTTTAAAGCACGCAGGTCTAACTTTACTAAGAGCCACTGTATCTGCTTTACTGAGTTTGATAATTGTTTTGTCCCACATATCAGAAGGGATAAAAGCAGTCTTCTTGTCTGGTGTAGTACAAAATAGTAACTTAGTTACTCTTTCTTCTCTTGGTACACCTGATACCCAGTCCATGCACAGCATAGAGAGTTCCCGCATATCAGCAACCTCAGAGGTTACTTTCATCATAAACATAGGACACTCACCCCAAGTATCTAAACCACTGGTATTGTAAGACAGCCCCACTAACTAACCATACCTTAATGTCTAGTTCAGTAAGGTCTATCCTTAATTCGTAACTACTAGCGTAAAGCCTAAACCCAGTATCGGCATCGGGGTTACTTTCGTCTAGCGTGTAGAGGAGTATAGCCGAGCCAACGTTTTGAATAATTATCCCGTCAGCACCGGAAGGTCTGGTTAGTGTCTGAACAGAACCAGAAGTTGTGAGTTCTGAATGTGCGCCAATGGGATAAAGTCCATGCTGAAAATTACGTCTATTCATAGTAAGATGGAGAGGTGTTTATCCTCTCCGATAGGTTTACACTACGTTAATTTCTTGAACCCCTCGTAAACCGAACTCATGCACGACAATAGTGCTTGCTGCTGTGGCAAGAGTACCCGTGGTTACAACCAGTGTCTCACCCCCAGCTACGGGGAGAAGCTCTGAGTGGTAAGCACCACCAGCAGCTAACGGGGGGAGAGGAATACCAACGGTATCAGTAGCTTGAACTGCCACACTAGACCGAGTTATAGTACCCGTAGTTGAGAACATGGATACTAGAACAAAGCAGGTCTTAGCATTAAGAGTTACAGTAAAGGTGTCTGTACTGGTAGCAGCAGTATTACCTGAATTAACGATAAACGGGACAGGGGTAAAATTACTAGAGCCTAGTTGTCCAATTCGGGGTCTGTTGTTTTTTTGTCTGTTTTCGGAACCTAATAGGTTCAGTTTAGTGACTGTGATAGCAGCCATGGTTTAATTCCCTCCTTTAGCTTGAATTTCTGCTTTTAGTTTAGTGAACTCATCTGTTATGTAAGTCTTAAGTTCTGCCTCAAGATTAGCTAGTCGCTTACTAAGTTCAACTTCATTAACCCCTACTTCTACACGAACAGATGTATTAGAAGTAGGAGTGTTACTTCTGCTTCGTTGTCCTTCTCGTAACTGGAATGACTTTGGCATTCTTTTACTCCTACGTATCTACCCTACACAGCACCAGTCTCGTCAGTGTTTATGATGACTGCGTGGTCTGGACGGAACACTTTAACGTCGTAAATTTGGGTTAGTACAACGTGGTGTTCTTGGTAGTCAACAGACCACTCGTAGTCAACGGAAGGAGTTTTCTGGATAGCCATCTTACACCAGTCTTTGTGGGCTAAGATAGCTGTGTGATAGCCCGCTGTTAAAGCAGAAGCTGTAACGCTACTACCAGAACGTAACTCAGGGTTCTGCGTGGGGAAGTAGGGTGCAGTGGACATACCAGGGGTGGGAGAAGCTAAACCATTCTCACCGTTGGTGTAACCAGTTGTACTGTTTAAACCAATGTTTGTGGACATCTTCATAGAGATACCCAGAGGAGAGAGAGGTTGCCCACTCTCAATAGAACCACCTTTAGTGAAGTCTTTGTTGGATAACAGGGGGTCACTAATTAAGGAAGTCCACTGTAGGGGAGACATCAGCAGAACGAGTTCATTAGTATTGATGTTATTCTGTAAAAGAATTTCGTAAGCAGATAGAATGTGTGAGAACGATAGAGGAACAGAAGAAGTTACAACGTTAGAACCACTATTAAACCCATTGATGGTTGCCCGTTCAGCTAAGACAGCATTGTCTAAGTCACGAGCTAAAGCATAACCGGCTTCACGAGTGTATTCGGCACGGAGGTTAACGTTAGCTTGAATTTCTAAGAGTTTATCAATAGCGAACGCAACGTCTTTGTACCGTCGAACTACCATAGACCAACGTTTTTCAGAGAGTGCCTGGTAGGTGACGGGGTTTCCGGGGGTCTTACTCTCCACAGCTAACCGACTGATAAAGGGCATATAAATCGTGTCCCCTTTATTACCAGCAAAGTTTATCATACTAACTAACTCTTTAGCTGCAAAGTTAGCGTCTCGGTAACGGATAACGTCTGTTGACCATACCTCTGGGATAAACACACCAGAAGTAGCATTAGTGAAGGGTGCGCCTTGAGGGGCTGAACCATATAAACCCATAATTGTCTCCTAAGAATTATCTAATGTCATTAACAACTTGCCCACGACGGAAGGCTTCCTCTAGTTGAGGCTGAATGCGAATATACTCGGCTTCCGAAAGCTTGACTACTTCACTCATTCGGTACTTAGCTGTAGCTCCCGAACGTGGCTTAACAGACCCTTGACGGATGTACTGAGGGTTCTGACGAACAGAGGCAGACTGGTTAGTAGCCTTATCTTTTGTAAGTAGGGCATATATAAGTCTAGCTCCCTCAACGTTGTCAAGTGCCTTTTTCTGAGGTGCTGGTAGTTTTTCCCAGTAACCTTTAACCTCTTGAAGGGTGGTTTGGTAGTCGTCACCCCACTCCTGTTTTAGAATATTTGTCTGCTGCTCTACTACATACTGGGCTTTAAACTGTTGTAGTTCTTGGAGAAGCCCGTAAACGTCGTGTAACCCTACACCCAGAAGTTGTTTAACCTCCTTATCTACATAAAGGAGACGTTCTCTAAGCTTCTTCTCGTCTTCGGGTTCCTCTTCTTCCTCTTCTTTTTTTGGTTCCTGTGCTGCCTCTGGGGGTGTTTCTTCTGCTGCTGGCTGCTGTCCTACGCCGAGTAAGCCTGCCAAAGCATCCACATCTACACCTAGTTTAGAGGCTATAGAGGCTAGTTCTTCTGAGGACACAGAGGATGAAGCCTCAGCGTCTGCATTGTCCTGTAAAGTTTGGGGGTCATCTACACCCATAGTGTAGCTACCGTTTAAGTACCCGTAGTCCACAGGTGCGTCTGCTGTCTGTTGTTGTAGGGTGTTATCCACCACGGACTCATTTTGGTTTTGCATATGTCTGTTGTGCTTTTAACTGTAGAAATTTCTGTAGCTCTTCTGGGTTGCTGGCTATAGCTTGGGCTACACGCTGTCCGGGTTTGCCTCCTGTAATTAAACCTTTATCCATTAGCTCATTCACCTCTGGACTAGCACCCATAGCACCCGGAGACATTTGTGGGGGCATAGGGGGCATTTGTGGAGGAGCCGACACAGGGACATCAGTAGGGAGAGGAGGGGCAGCAGCAGCAGGGGTGGCAGGTGCGGCTAAGAACTTGTGCCAATTATCTCTCCGCATAAACTTAGAGGTTAGATGTTCCGCTACTGCGTCCCAATTAACTCTACTGGACAGTTGCTCATTTTGAGACATAACGGACACGAAGTCCACAGCATTCTTAACGTCGTACTCTTTATCGGCTACATGAGAAGAACCAAGAGGGCAGACAGTGTAGCTATCCGCTAGTTCCTCTTGTCCGACTAACCAGAAGTCATAAACTATACTGGCTTTTCTAGAAGGGACACGAACTACCTCTTCATTCTCTTGGAACTGTTGAAGATGAGCGTACATCTTATTTAAAAACTTGTAGAGGGCTGTACTCTCAATATGCCCGTGAATACGGTTAAGTCTATTACCGCCAGCACTACGTTGAGCTTTAACCTCCTCTGCTGTAACCCGTTCTCCGTCACGTCCAGAGTTCACGCCTAAGTAAGCACCTACTCCAGTAGTCTTTTCTATCCTCTCGTCTAGTATCTGTTCATCCCTTACCGAGATGTTATTGGTTCTCTCAATAGGAATAGGACGGATATTGTCGGGTGTTTCTACACGGATGAGCTTACCGGGTTCACTGTACAAGTTTTCAAAGTCTATAACCCCATCGTCAACGACAGCGTACATAGGGTTAACCGTTAACTCGTCACAGTCTAGTCTATGGTTCTGTACCTCAAACATTTGATGAAGTTGACCAATGACGGGTTGTAGTAAGGACACACCATAGGGTGAGCCTTGTGTATTAACATAGGTTCCGACTATAAAAGGTTTACCATCCCAGAATGGGTTAGTTTCTATATTTAGAAGCTTGGTTCCCATAATGGTACAAACTACGTCTAGGTACACAATGTCATCTAAGTAGATGTCTCCCCAGTATTCATATAGTTCTAATGACTGGTTAGCGTTGAAGGTAGTATCTGGAATTAGACCGACCATTTCATTAATGTCTTGTTTAAACACACGGGAGACTGAAAGGTCTGTACTTGTAGCTCCTTTAACGTCCTCAACGTCTATTAAGGGGTACACACCTTCTTCTACTAACCTAATTACTTCTGCTTTAGTCTTGGTTATTCTGCGGATACAGGCACAGTCAACAGTACCAGAAAACCCACTAGAAGGGTCTAGGTAGAAGTCATAAAGGTCAATAACCTCTAAGTCAATACCGTCATAAATTACCTTCTCAATGGGTACGGTAGTAAAGGACTCCCTACCATCAGGCTGTCTTACTTTTACCTTTCTAAAGGTAGGTTTTACATCATACCTATACGGGAGAGCCATGACGGAAGTCCCTACTACACAAAGCTGACGGACAAACACATCCCACCAGTCCTCGAAGTTAGCTTGGTTTAGCTTCTTCTGAATAAGCTTTTTAACCCGTTCAAGTCTCATCAACCAGTTGTCGTCTTCACCTCCGCCGCCACCTGCATTAGGCATTTGTGGGATAAGGTCAAACCAGTCTTGAGCAGGGAATGTAGCCTGTTGAATATAGGAGTTCACCGTCTCTACAAGGTCAAAACCCTTGCCTGTGTGTATTTGGTGTCTCCAGGAGCCTTCATCAACAGACTGCCCTAAGTCTAGAGCCTGTCTTCTTAACCAAGAAGCTGACTGAGGAGTAGAGAAGTAGTGCGCCCACTCTGCTGTCCAGAGAGTCTCTACCTCTTGTCGTCTAGAAGACCAGTCCTGTAAAGTCTCGGTAACGTACCTAACGATGCACTCTTTCCGCTTTTCAACAGAGGTATTGTCTGTCTCCTCTATAAACTGTACTAAAAGGTCGTCCTTAGTCTGCTTTATCATCTTAATCCTCCGAACATTTTATTAACTGGTCTAGGGGGTGTCTTGTTTTCTGCTGACTGTCGCTTCACAGGTTTTCCTATCTCCCGTATCATCTCAATAACGTCCAGGGGGTCATCCTTCACGGTGTCTGATGGGAACAGGTTAAACATATCTATAAGTTCCTTCTGGCAACCCGTGTAGGCTGGTAGGTAAAGCCCCTTATTAAATATTAGGGGTTGTAAGCCTGCCTCTATCCTTTCCTTTTTAGACTTGTCTCTAGGGGGGTTATACTCCTTTACCATCACTTGGTGTCCCACCCTAATAGAAGCCTGTTTAATATAGGTAGAGAGGGCAAACGAGAAGGCTACTGACTCAAGGTACACAGACCAGCATTCCCACCTTTGGGCTAACTCTATGACTTGCGCCGCCCACTGCTCAGGCGACCATCTACCGAACTTAAGGTCAAATATGAGTAGTCTAGTCCAGTCAGGTGTTTCAACGATACCTCCTATACCTATAGCTGTGTAGTCACTGTTTTTATTAGCTTTACCAGCAGGGTCAATTACAAGTCTTGGGAATATACGGTGAGCCTCGTCTGTGTCTCCGAATTTGTACAACCAGTAGTTAGTATTTTTCTCTTTAAGTAGAGAACCAGGTCTAATAAACTGTACGCTGTCCCAAGTTAGAGTAATGTCCTCAGTGACTAAGACTTTATTCAGGTACTGAGCGTACCAGTGCCTATTAGACATACTTTTACGTCTTTTATTGGCTACATCATCATTCCAACGCTCTCCCCAGAGGTATCCGTCTGTGTTATCCTCACCGTTTTTATAAATGTTCTTTTCGTAGTATAACCAGCAAGAGTCGCCGGTTTTAACGTCGTCTTCTATCTCCTGATACCAGTCCCATCGGAAATAACGAGTCCCGTTAACCCCGACTTCATCTCCTACACGACACAGAAACTGTATTCTATCTTGGTACTGTTTAGCTTTACTGAGGGGTTTTAGTCTTTCATATAGTTCCTGGTCAAAGAACTCTGGGTCAACTACAGAGAATAAGTCATTTTTCCAAGTGTCTATTTTCTCCTTTTTAGCTGTGGTGTCGTAGTTGGTAAAGTCTATCATGTCGTCAATGTGAATAACGTCATAGTGGAACCCAGTAGAGGCAGACCCTGCACAACCGACACCAATAGTGGGGTCTTTAGATATAATGTCCCTTAATACCTGTATTTGGTTCTGGTTCCAGATAATTTTCTTATCTATAGCCTCTGTATTGTACGTACTTTCATCTTCGTCTGCCACGAACAGGGCATTACGAGACTGTTGACGTGCTGTAACCCCAGAAGCCTTCTCCATTAAAGGGATAAGACGAACACCAGGGTAGTGAGGTCTGTTATTCCAAATATTCTCTTGGTTCCACGGGTCAACTAGGTACTGTTGCATCTCCCGCATGATAGCCTGTCCTAGTTCCTTCCTACCCGTGCCTATAAATATTCTAATGTTTGGGTTGACGTATATTAAATGTAGATACTTGAGGATGCTTAAGGTAGTTTTTAAATGACCACGAGGGAAGATGGTACAAACCTGTTTACCTTCCCATCGTAGTTCTGAGAGTTCTTTGTGGCACTCACCGAATGCTTTAGAGCCACCATGAAAATTAATTAGGTCAGCAAATTTCCAGAGGTCTGTAATGCTCCCAATTAACTCCTGTTTAGTCGGTACTCGTCTTTCTTTAGTGACTCTAGGCATGGTTTTGTGTTGTTTCTCTAGTTTATACTTCGGCTGTGGTTAGTGCGGCAGTAGAGATAGCCCCAGCCCCTCCAGAGCTTTCCATGTAGAAGGGGAGGTTGAAAAATTCAGCAAACACAATAACCCGTGTAGCCTGTTCGGAGTCAGAGTCACTGGCGACTAGCTCGACACACTGAACAGTGGTATTCGCAGTGGGGGTAACGGTGAAGTTACCAGAACCGGAGCCGATAGCAGCACCGGTGTACGTTGTGTTACCACCACTCGCACGGGTAATGGTTCCGGTTTCAGTTTCACCAGCAACCAGGGTTCCACCGATATTATAGATAGCTGTCCATCGAACGACACAAGAAGAACCTTCTGGGACATAGATAGCCTGACTACCCTTCTCATCTTTCAGGTAGAAGTCAACGTTAGGGGAGTTATCCACGGTACCAGCAGCGTAGAACAGGCGGCTCCAATTGGTTTTAGTTGAGAACAGGGTATGGTCTTGTGACTGGAATGAAGAAAATTGGTCTGCGGGGTATTGAATAGGCATGGTTTTATTTAGGGTTTTGTTGGTTGTTTGAACTACTCAACAGTCCGGCTAGTTGTGCTAGAAGGCTGTTTACCTGCGTATTAATATCAGCACCAGAAACAGACATTAAAGGGGCATTGGTTACATTAGAAGGTACAGCAGACTGAGGAGCAAACACAGAGGGAGGTACAGCAGCCTGCGGGGTATAAACAGAAGGAGGTGCAGGGGGAGTACCACCTGGGGGTCTAGTAGGGTAAGCTACTGGAGTAGTAGGAGTGTACTGGAAATTAGTAGGGGGAGCCTGAGTGGGCATAGGAGCCGCCGGCATAGTTGTACGAGTAGGGAGTTCCTGCTTCACCCCTTGTTCTGCTGTCTTAGCTGGCTGTTGCTGCTGCTCTTTTTTCCAAGCCTGCTCCTGCTTATACCACTCATCGTACTGGTTGTAGTTAGCAGGGGATAGGTAAAAGGCTTTTGACCCAGAGTCAGCTTTCCACTGTTTTGTGTCTATGTCAGAGGAGTCACCACCTTGACCGGTAGGTACTTCACTCCACATATTTTTATCCCGGTATTCGGAATACCTCTTATACTGTTCCTGAGCCACAGGGTTTAACCTATTAAAGGTTTCTATCCAATTTGATGTCATAGTTTACACCTAAGAAACAGAACCAAAGAAGCTACCACTACTCATACCCGAAGTATTATTAGACAGCATTCTCCTACTAGAAGTTAGACGCTTTCTCTGTTCTGCCAACCTCATGTCAAGGTTCCTTTGGTCTTGTTCAGCTTTTTGTCTAGCCCCTTCCTCTATGAAGAAGCTTTGTAGCATTGAAGCTGACGAGTCAAGTTCTGCCGCTCGTAGTTCCGCAGCTTGCTTTTCTCTAGCCGCCTGCTCATCAGCAAGGACTTGGTTTGTTATGGTGTTTGCATTCTGAAAGCTGGTATTAAGGCTGTTAACCGTGTTCCCCGCACTAGCTAAACTAGACGCAGCAGCATCATTTAGCGTAGTTAAGTACCCTTGTACTTCTGTGTTACTGTTGTTAATTGACTGCCCTAGAGTCCCTGACTGGGATGGGGGGGTAGTAAAGAGTGAAGTAGTAGAGGAAGTAGCTACAGGAGCAGCAGACGACGTGGAGGGGTAATAAATAGAGGGGGTTGTGGTTAGAGAAGTAGAATTAGTAGGGGTAGCGGCAGTGGGGAGGACAGTAGCAGCAGTGGGAGCAGTAGTAGTTGTAGGAGCAGCAACGGGAGCAGTAGTAGTAGCTGGTGTGGTTGTTGTTGTTTCTGTCGCCGCTCTAGCAGCTGCTGCCTCATTATTCACTGCGCTCTGTGCAGCTAGTGCAGCTTCTTCTTCTTGTCGTTTCTTTTCCTCTGTAGATGCCCACTTCTGATAAGCAGAACGCATCCACTGGTTTTCCCAACTAGCTTCTGTGTCTAATGTACCGTCTGGGTTAAGTGGGTTCGAGGAAAAGATACTCCAAGCACTACCCCCTTCAAGCTTTTTAAGTGTCTCTGGGTCATACCCAAGCATCTGTCTGTACAGGTTAGAACTCTTTGTACTCATAGTTACTCCTGCCCTCCAGTTAGGAATTTCTGTAGGATACTAAAGTTAGCGTCAACTGGGGCATTCACAGGTCTGAATAAGGCATCTAGGTTACCTAACGACGCAGTGTTCCGATTACGACGTTCCTCGTTAAGGGTATCTATAGAGTCGAAGAACGATGTAAGGACTTTGGTATTATCCTTAAGCTGGTCTAGTTGTAGCCCACCTATCTCTGTCTGTTTTTTACCGATGCCCAGTGTAGCCTCTAGACCCTGGTTAGAAAGCTGAGTCTGCATTTCGTACAGTTGGTCTTCAAAGGCATCTGCTGACTTTTGAACGTTAAGCTTCTTTTTCTCTACGACAGCTTGTGACTTACTGGTATCTACGCTTCTAGCTCCCATTATTACTCTCCTTAGTTGTAACTCGTTTTACTTGTCTTGCCTTCTCTAAACCTTCTACTCGTTTCCGTTCTCTCTCGGCTTTCGTTCTGTGACTGAGTAGCTTCTGTTTAACTACGGGGACACGAGCCTTGTACTCAGTAATGTCTTCTACAGTTAGACCATAGAAGTCTAGTGTCTCACACACACCGTGTAGGGCTGTGTCTTTCAGTCTTTCTTTAGTTGGTGTTCTCATAGGGTACAAAAAAAAAATAGAGAGACAGTGGCTGGGTGTTCTCGTTACACCACTTGCTGCTGCTGCTCTCTACTTTCACACACAATACACACGACACACACGACCACACGGAGGTCACACTTTTATAGTTACACACGCCTTCTTCACACGCTCTAAAACACACAACTAGGGTAGTACAGCTAGTACCGGGTAAGCGGACTGTAGTATTGATAGACGAACACTAGACACAGCAAGGGTTTAGGTAAAAAGAAGACCACTAAGCCCTACCGTGCTTAGTGCCTAGCTCATCTGTTCCGGTCTTTTATACAGCAGAACAGCCTCAGCGAGCTTATCCTTATAGGTGAAGTCTAGACACTAGACACAGTAAGGGTTAGTTACATTTTTGTACGAATTGTCTTAGGCTGTTGGTGCGTGCGCGAGTTCCCCCCCTTTGTACTAGGTACGTACTGTAGTAATTAGTACCAAAGTAGTACATCGGAACGTTCTCTATTAAACACTAGGTAGTACGTTTATACCATAGTACATACTAGAGTACAGGTACACTATCTCTATAGAACACAGGCTAGTCAAGGTTTGTGCAGGTCTTTAAACACAGGCACATAGTAGTACATCGGAACTATCTCTATAACACGGGGAAAGAGGTAGTAGGGTACAAGTGTTTCTTTTTATAGGTACGAGTATCTTTTTATAGGAGAGTACACAGTGAAAGTCTTGCATTGTCTTGCATTGTCTTGGTTTCTATTGCTTTGTACTACTCGTAACTATGTGAGTACACACAGACACAGATAGTCAAGACATAACTGATAAGTAAATATTATATAGTTCAGCTAAAGGTATAAGTGTTTCTATATACACACAGACACAAAAAAAGAGTATAGAGCTTCCCTTTCCGCACATTCTATACTCTGTACTATAATTCACGAGAGGGTTTTTATACCCTTGAGTGAATGTATTGTAGCTTTACATCACTCCGAATGCTTTGGAGGCATTCTCCGTTAGTGGTTCTTTGGTTGCGTCTCGAAGGTTTTAAGACCTTCTTCGTCGCTTTATTCTAAAGACTACTTACACATAAGAGACGAGGTGTCCGATGAAAAAAAGGTACGGTAAACCGAGTAAACCGTACAATATATCTGTACTAGACAACGAGAGAATAAGGGTTTCAGCCTATAAGTCTTAATATTCTCTTTATATTCTGTGTGTCTATCCAAAAGAAAAGGACACTTTATAGAGTGTCCTGTTAGTTCTAGTGTTCTACTTAGTGAGTGTCTGGTTTAGCAGAAAGGAAGCATTTAGGGTATGTGAACCACCAGTCATAATGTCCATCTTCCCATTGGCGGCAGTCTATATAACCTGCACCGAACATGGCGTTCAGCACATCGAGTAAGTTAACCAGTCCGTGTCCATAAGCAAAGTCAATTAAGTTACTGTAGGTTATTTGGCGTTCCATGTATCCTTTCCATAAGTCTATAAGTTGTTTTGCGTTCACTTTGTCTTGACTGTAGTATGTGTGTGTAGTGGTAGCGTTCATGGTGTAACCTCTGTCTTTTTCTGTGTACCTCTTTATTATACACTATTTTTTCTGGTGTTGTGTTAGTACATCAGAACTATGAGGACAGTTGCTCAAGTGGCACAGTAGTTCTAATGTACCCTCTTGACATTCCTCCTAAATATATGCTAGAATAGAAATATTCCTTGAAAGAGATGAGAGTGTATGTGATGCACTGGTACAGGGATTGGTACAATTTCCTCACCTTCATAGGCTTATCGTGTGGGGGTAAGTAAAGTAGTACATCAGAACTACGAGGACAGTTAGGAAAGTGTCACACTACCCTCCCACAAAAAGTGAATACTTGTTATAGTGAAAGAGTGAGGGAAAGGAAAAGGGAACAGAGGAAAAAGAAGTACAAATGAACCCTTGACAAAACCCAAAACATTGGTTAGACTGAAAGAGTAGAGAAAAGAGGTAAAGAAAGAGAAGACGAGTTAGGGAAAGCATTAGGTAAGCTTAAAATTAGAATTAACCTACATGACGAGAACCAAAACAAAACCTCTCTCAACTTCACCACCAACTACTC